AGAAAAGGAAAAAGAACTAGAACGAGAACAAGAAAAAGAACAAGAACAAGAACGAGAACGAGAACAAGAACGAGAACGAGAACTAGACCGAGAACAAGAACGACGAGAACGAGAACGAGAAAAAGAACGAGAAAAGGAAAAAGAACAAGACAAATATCAGGATGAGGATGATGATGAGAAAATAAGTAAATTAATTATTAGCAATGAAGACATAAAATTAGACAATTTAGATGTTCAACCTGTAAACTTGAACGAAGATTTACTTTTTGGCGAAATCGAAATTTTAGACTAATATATAATGCGTATAATTTAAAAAATCTTTGTTCTTTTCTAAATTATATAAAATGAATAATATTTTTATTATTTCTGCTTTTATATCTATTATTTTTTTTGTAATTAAATTTATTGAAATGCGTATTGTAGACAAGGATTGCAAACCATTGAAATCACTTATTAGGGATCCATTACTCGTTTATTTTAGTGTAATCGCTGGTTATTTTATTGTTGATCAAATAGACCCGATTATTTTCAATGGTGGTGCAAAAATTGGGGCTAATAAAATGACACCCACAGTTTTTACAGATAACCCTGATTTTTAGATTTAAATCTCTATCTCCCAGTCCATACTTTTACAATTGGATATTTTGGTTTTTTATTTTTTACAATGTCATTTACATATTCTTCATAAGAATAACCCCATTCAACAGATTTGGTTATCACACCCAATAGTGAATTTACTTTTATTAAATCACTGCATTCTAAGTTGAATATAACACCCATAATTCTTTCTAAACAACAACGGTCACTTCGACAAGTTATTGTATTCAACATATTGAATAAATTATACTTTTCTTTGATTTTACATAAAAAATTATAATTTATATAACATTGAACACCAAAACATCCGTTCCATTCTGTATTATTAACGAATTTATGTAATAATACTGTATAATCTTCTTGGTTTAGTAATCTTTTTTTAACAAGATAATTATTAGTTAAGCATGATGCTATTCTTAAAGAATTATTAAAATTTTCTTCTTTTCCAAAATCAAAATGCCATAAAGGTAAAACTGGAATTTTAATTCTGTTGAAATTAACTTTTTTATGTAAAAAAACACTATCATGAATTATTACTGCATTATCAAAATAATGATTTTTATAAAAATAATAATACGGTAATAATTCACCTCTTTTTGGAAATTCGGATTGAACATATTCCACATTTTTGTAGTCAAATTCTGATTTTATAAAATTCTGATCACTATTGTCATCTATAACAACAATTTTATATTTATCATAATGATACAAATATCGAATGCATTGAATACATCTATTCCAATATTTGTTAGTCATTTCTGAGTTGACATGTCTTGTTATAATAAATCCAAAAGTCATTTATATATTTTAAGAAAATAATTTATGAAACAAAACCAGGAATTTCGTCTATGTTTATTAATGTATATTTTTTCGGTAAATTACTTTTTTTAATTAAATAGTTTGAAAATTCTATTCTCTCTAATTGTGCTTGTGGAGTATGTTTGTGAACACACCTTGATATCATTTTATATAACTTAAAATCTGGATATCTTTCCATTCCATTATTCTTGTACAATATATTCATGTTATTATCATCCGTACACCATTCAACAATCAACTTTACAATACTAGAACAATTATTTATATTTTTAATTTCGTCTAAATCATCAATTAGAAAATCGAATATAGAACATGCTAAACGACATAAATCAAAACTATAATTCGGTTCCAACCTTGGTTTTTTATCATTGAAGTATGGTTCAAAATTATATTGAGTTGATGCATCACCACCGTGTTCAAAATTATCGCTACAAAATAGGATTTCATTATATGTATAAATGCTTCTTCCAAAATCAATAATTTTGAATATTCTTCCGAATGTAGGAACTTTATAATACTTTTTATTGTAGAGATAATATATAAATTTTTTTTCTGTTTTATTATACATTACATTGTTTGTATGAAGGTCGTTATGTGTAAAAGAAAAACATTTTTGATATGTAATTAAAATCATAATTACTTGCATTAGTGTTGAAAACCATTCGTCGTTATTCAATTCATTATTTACAATCAAGTCGTCTAATGTATTTTCACAACTCTCCATGCAAATCAAATTTATAGGGAATTTTGGAATTGTTGCATATATTTTTTGTGAATCATCATCATCTTCTAAATCTTCTTCCCCTTCTTCTAAATCTTCATCGTCGTCTTCATAATCATTTTCTAATTCTTCATTACCTTCTTCATCATTTTTATCATCATCTTCTTCTTCTTCTTCTTCTTCTTCTTCTTCTTCTTCATCCTCATTGCTAGTATGAGATGTTCTTGAAGAACAAGTTGAAGAGGATTTAATAGTAGTAGTTTCAATATCTTTATCAAAAGAATAATTTAAATTTGTAATATCAACCATTTCTAATGAATGATTTTTCAAATCATCGAGAGAAAAAGAAGAACAAGGTTCAAATAAATCTTCAAATAAATGTTCATCAATATTTTCTGCTTGAATAGACCCGCAATTAGTATTTTCAATTTTTATAGGGACTTTTTGAGAAATGTTGTTGAATAGAAAATTATAATCGTCTACTTTGAATTCTACATTTTTATTTTTATTGAAATACTCTGATTCGCATAAATAATCAATATCATCCATAATATTGACTTTGTAATCATTTTTAATTGCTAAAAATGAACCGTAAAAATCAACTCCATGAATAAAATTGTATTTATGTATAATTTTACTAGTTAAGAAAGAAAATAAACAATCAATATAAGAAGAATTATTTTTATCTATAAATTTGTAATAGACATCTTTGTCAGTAGAATTCAACTTAGGTAAATTATATAAAGTCTCGTCCTTAATATTATATTTTCCTATCAAATATTTAAAAGGATCAATCAATGGTGCAAATTTAATAAATGTTTCTTTTTCTAAAACTTCGCTATTTTCACTATTTTTTAAAGAAGATATAAATGTGTTTTCTTTTTCATCTACACTCTTTATTATTTGGTTTATATACCATTTATTATTGAAATTAATACTGTTATAATTAGTGTCATTAAAAGAGAAAAAGTTATTATAAATTGGCATATAGTTTTGAACCTTCAATAATGAAATATTCTTATTGTTTTTGAAACTCTTGAATAATTCTAAATTGTTCCTCTTTTCATAACTAACATTAAATTTTTCAACCATTTTATAATAGTCTGTGTAATATAAATATTAACGGGTTTTAACTCATTTCAATTAAGGTTGAGCCAAAATAAAATACAGTTAAATATTGATTTATTGTTCTTTAAGTAGTTTAATAATATATATTTGGACCACTTTTTTATTTTCAATTGCTTTTACACATTGAGAATAAGAAAATAGCGATGCTTGCTTGGATTTACTGGAACAGATCCCAAATATGCGCGTAAATAAATTTCATAAAAAATAATATATATAAATAAAATGACACTTGAATTAAAAAAGTTTGATATGAAAACAATATCATTCAAGGCAAATGAAGCAAAGGGACCGGTTGTTGTTTTGATTGGAAGAAGAGACACAGGAAAATCATATTTAGTGAGAGACCTGTTATTTTATCATCAGGATATTCCTATTGGGGTCGTAGTTGCTGGAACAGAAGACGGCAATGGTTTTTATGGAAAAATGGTTCCCAAGTTATTCATTCACAATGAATACAACACTGCAATTATAGAAAATATTCTAAAAAGACAAAAAACAGTTTTGAAACAAATAAAAAAAGAAATAGAAACTTACAAAAAGACAACCATTGATCCTAGGGCGTTTGTTATATTGGATGATTGTTTATATGATGGAACTTGGACGAGAGATAAAATGATGAGACTATTATTTATGAATGGTCGTCATTGGAAAATAATGTTAATCATAACCATGCAATATCCATTAGGTATTCCTCCTACTTTGAGAACAAATATTGATTATGTTTTTATTTTGAGAGAACCATATATAGCAAACAGAAAAAGAATATATGAGAATTATGCAGGAATGTTTCCGACATTCGAATCCTTCTGTCAGGTTATGGACCAATGCACAGAAAATTTTGAATGTTTAGTAATAAATAACAATTCGAAATCTAATAAATTACACGAACAAGTGTTTTGGTATAAAGCAGACCAACATAATGACTTCAGATTAGGAAGCAAAGAATTCTGGGAATTATCTAAAGGAATTAATTCAGATGATGAAGACGAGAAGTATGACCCAAATAATGTTAAGAAAAGAGGACAAGGACCTAAAATAAGTGTTAAAAAGACAAAATGGTAGAAGAATAAAGAGAGAAAAAGAATCAATTACTTTTTCTTTGTAATGTGCGATTTTTGTATTTCATAATATAAATTTCTTAAATAACTATTATTGAAAAAAGTGTCCGGTTTAAACCCATTTGTATCGAACCCGCACAAAATATTATCTTCTTTTATCTGAGGAATAAATTCTTTCACAACCTTGAAAAAATTTATTCTAGATTGTGGTCCAATTCCGTATTTCTGGTATTTTGTCCAATTACAAGTAGCAATCGGATTGTTTGTTAAAATATATACTTTCACATTCTTTTTGTGAAGTATATTGAACATCCGTTTTAATTCGTTCAACCTATTCATTGTTCCTGCATAATACATTGCAATATCAAATGAAGTAATACCATATGTTTTATGTTCTTCTTCAACCTCATTTGTGGAAGCAATTACAATACCTTCTGTAACAGATAAAGTGCCATCCCAATCAAAAATAACGACTTTATTTACGATATCTCTTCTTTTTGACCATTCTATTAAATCATCTATATCAGAATAAGTAAATCCTATATTACTACCTGTTTCTTTGTAATTATTATTCTTCAAATATAAAGCATATTTATTATTAGGATGCAACTTTAAAAATATATCTGTATACAATGAATAGTTATAAATTCCGTTTAATACTTCCACATTATCATTATTTGATACTTGAATGGCAGAAACATATTTTTTGGAACGATTGAATTGATTAATAATATCCATTTGATTATCATAAAAACGGATTTCACCAACTATTTTGTTTTTAAGTATTTTATTTTTCTTCGTTTTATTTATTTTTGGTTTATTGTTTTTGATTGACCTATTTTTTTTAACCATTTTTATTATATATTATACAAAAATAATAAAAATTTATTTAACTAATCTTCCTTTTTATTACCCAAGAGTTGTGATTGACCATAATCTGTTTTACTAGTAATAATATTTTCACCTTCAAACAATTCATTACGAATGTCGGCAACTGATATCTCTCCACTCTTACTTGAAAATTTTGTCTCTTGAGTATTTGTATTATTAATTCCAACCAAATTTCCGTTATCGTCAATTGTCTGTGTCAAACTACTTCCAGTTTTCTCAGCATTCTTGATATTATCTTCAATAGCCTTTCTCTTTGTTTCTTTAACTCTTTCATCAAATGCAGCCTTTGCAAAATTCTCATTTTTATTTTTCTCGTGCATCAATTTATTCAATTCCTCTTCAATATACTCAACCCTTCCTGTCTTATAAGCCTCTGGATCCCAAGGCATCCATAATCCAACAGGTCCAACATAAACATCATGGTTCGGGTCTAACTCTCTCAACATCTTACATCTCAATTCTGCTTCTTCTAATGTAGGAAATACTCCACGAACCTTTAATCCTCTAATAGATGTTTGAAAATTATTTTGAGTATTAAATGTTTTCTCCAATTCATCCTCAGTATTATCTACAAATGTTTTATATTCATCTTGCATATCCGTTTTTGTCAAATTATCTCTTTCTTCCTTGACAAAATCCTGAAAATCTTTAGTTAAATCATCAAAGTTAATATTATATTTATAACTCATAAAATTCAAAAATTGAATAGACTTTTCCATACTTTTATTGAAATCCCACTTCTTCAAAAATTCTTGAAAATAAAAGATTTGTTTGTTTTTTAGGATTTTTTCGGGTGAAACAAATGAAACACATACAAATTTCTGGTTTGCAATCGGTTTATCTTCTTCAAGAAGATCAACATATTTAACATTTGCCGATTTTTTTGTTTTAGCAATATTTTTATTTGAATTACTCATTTATAATAATTAATAATTAGTTGATTTTAAGTTTTTATTTTTATTATATATTTAAAAATATTTTTTTCTTTTTATTTAATATAAGAAATGTTTGATATTGGTGAATTAGTAAAACGAGTTATTAAATATCTTGTGCAAGGTCTAATGGTTTCTATTGCCGCGTATGCTATTCCTAAACGATCCCTAAACATTGAAGAAATTGTGTTAATTGCTCTAACTGCAGCTGCAACATTCTGCATCCTAGATACTTATATCCCAACTGTAGGTCATTCCGCACTTAATGGCGCTGGTCTAGGTATCGGTTTGAATTTAGTTGGATTTCCTGGAGGTCTTTAAGTAGTTTTGTTATACAGTAGGGATAAATTCCCAATCTAA